TGTTGTTTCAAAACTGTCTGCTGTAGAACCTTCAAAAACTAATGGCGAAGCGTTAGTGAAAATACCTTGTGTTCCAGTTATTGTGCTTGAGGATGTAATTGCACCTGAAGCAACTGTACCTGCTGCCGTAATATTAGCACCACTAAAGGTTAATGCAGTTGTATAAGAAGAACTTGATTTAATGACTAATTCGCCACCTACTTGTGTCAAACTACCAAAAGCTGTACCATCATCTTTTAATTTTATATCAGCACCACCAGCGTCTAATACAATATCTGCTGAAGCGTTTGCCGTAAATGTAGTTGCATTTATTGTGTTAATAGTAGGAGATGTTAATGTCTTATTAGTTAAAGTTTCAGAACCAGTTAATGAAACAAAACTTTCACTTTGTAATGCACTATTAAATTCAGCTAATGAACCTGTAAGGGTATTAGTACCTAAATCAATACTTTTATTTGTTAATGTATCAGTTGTTGCTTTACCAACTAAAGTATCAGAAGCATTTGGTAATAATACTGTTCTATCTGCCGTAGGGTCAACAACATATAAAGTTGTTTCAAAACTATCATTGGTTGCACCTTCAAAAAGAATTACAGCGTCTTCTTTAAAAGTTGCTGTACCTGAAATATCAGGACTACCAAAAGTTTTATTTGTAAGTGTTTGTGTTGAAGCAATACCAACAAGGGTATCACTTGTAGTTGCTGGTAATGTAATTGCAATATCTGAACTTGGATTACCTGGTGTTAAAGTTGTTTCAAAACTATCAGCACTAGAACCTTCAAATACTAAATTACCAGTAATTGTTCCACCAAAAGCAACTGTATCACCAGCGGCGTCACCTAAAGTAATTGTGCTACCATTTGCTGTTGCGTTACCTGTGACGGTTAAGTTACCTGCTACGGTAACATTTGCACCACTCATTGTCAAAGCAGTTGTAGAGGATGAACTTGATTTAATTACTAATTGACCAGAACTGTTTGTAAAGCGACCAAATTCTGTACCATCATCTTTTAAAACTATATCTGCACCACCAGCATCTAAATTAATATCTGTTGTAGCGTCTAATGTTATACTAGAACCAGAATCAATTTCTGCAATAACAGGAGTTGTTAAAGTTTTATTAGTTAAAGTATCAGTTGTTGCTTTACCAACTAATGTGTCAGTTGCATTTGGTAATGATAATGTTCTATCTGCTGTAGGGTCAACAGTTGTAAGTGTTGTTTCAAAACTATCGTCTGTTGCACCTTCAAAAACAAATGCATTCTGAATGTTGATAGTGGTTGAATCCACAGTAGTGGTAGTACCAGATACAGTTAAGTTTCCGCCTACAGTAACATTACCTGCAGTTGTTACATTAGCGCCACTAAATGTTAATGCTGTTGTAGCACCTGAACTAGATTTAACTACTAATTCTCCACCACTATTTGTAAATCTACCAAATTCTGTACCATCATCTTTTAATTTTACATCAGCACCACCAGCGTCTAAAACGATATCTGCTGAAGCGTTTGCCGTAAATGTAGTTGCATTTATTGTGTTAATAGTAGGAGTTGTTAATGTTTTATTAGTTAATGTTTGAGAAACATCTGTACCAACAACAGTTGTTGTTGCATTTGGAAATGTTATTGTTCTATCAGCAGTTGGATCAACAACAGTTAAAGTTGTTTCGTAACTGTCTGCTGTACTTCCTTCAAAAGTTAAACCTGTTAAAACAGGTGTAGCATCCATATCAACTTTAATATTATTATCTGAAACCGTTGTAGTAATATTACTACCACCTTCAAAGTTTAAAACATCTGAAGCAAGTGCTACGGCATCGTTACTACCACTATCTGCACCTACTGTTAAAGAGGTTGTAATTGAGGCAGTTGATAATGCTGTTACTAGTCCTTTTGCGTTAGCAGTAATTATTGGTATAGCAGTAGAACTTCCTGTTTGACTTGTATCTGAATTTACTGTTGCTAAAGTTACTACACCAGCTGATGATACAGTAGCATCATCACTAAACATTCCATGAGTAATAATTGTACCAGTTGCATTTGGAACTGTTATTGTTCTATCTGCTGTAGGGTCTGTAATTGCTAAAGTTGTTTCAAAACTATCTGCTGTAGAACCTTCAAATACAAGTGGACTTGCACCTGATAAAACACCACTAGTTAAGTTAACAGTACCATCAATTACAGGACTTGTAATCGTTTTATTTGTTAATGTAAGAGCACCACTAGTAATTTGGGTAGTAATTGCATTACCACCATGTAGTGATGAAGCAGTTGGAGTTGAAAAATCTGAATAAGGTACAACACTTACAAAATCACCACCATCAGTAGAAACTTGTAATACTGAACCAGTTGTTGTAGTTGTTATAGTAACATCTGAAACATCATTTAAAGAAGATACGGTACTAGATCCGCCGCTACTAGAGGAAGGTACTGTAACAGAAACCTGTTGAGGTCCTGACGAATTAGTTGATGTTATTTTTGCTTTGGTTGATGATGTTCCTGAAACTACTGCTTTTACCATATTGCCCCTAAAATATAATATAATTTATTTTGTAGCGTTTGGACTTACTGTAACTATTCCTTGAATAACTCTTGTAACCGTGCTATCACTTGTTTTGGTCACTTCTACATCATAAACATAACGACCTTCGTCTAAAAGCGCCGTTTGTGTTGGTGTTAATGCCAAAGTCAAAACACCTGTTGTAGCATCACTTGCTATACTTACTGTGAATGTTGCTGATGCTGAACTAGAAGAATAAGACTTGCGAATTTGCGCTGCCGCTGTGTGACCAGTTAAATCATAAAGACTATCATCCGTATTATAAACTGTTACATTACTTGAAAAAGTTGCACCTTGGTCTACTAATAAATTCGCTATTGCTGCCATAATTCTCTCCTATAAGAACTATTTATAAGGAATTTAATTTATCTGCTCTTGATTTAATTCTACTTTTGCTTCTTTAGGATTTTTAGAGTTAACTTTATTTTCTTCTTGCCACTTTTTGGATTCTACTTGAATAGTACCTGTGTAATAATTCATCAACACATCAATTTTTTCAATTTCTACTTGATGATTTAACTTAGCCATTTTTAAAGCGTTATACTGTTCTGCGTGGATTTTACCTTTGTTAGTAAGTTGGTCCATATCTAAATCAATATTCTTCACTTCATTTGTCTTTGCTTTTTCAGCCATAATTTACTCCTTATTTAAATTATAATTTATTTTTTAATTCTTTAATTGCTTGTAACAATAACGGTACAAGTCTATCATACTTAATAGCTTTCGTACCATCTGTCCTTGTTCCAACAACCTCTGGTAAAACTTTTTCTACTTCTTGAGCAATCAATCCTACATCATGTTTTCTCATAAAGTAATCGTCTTCACCACCTTTACTCTCTATATAGTCATCTTTCCAATCAAAGAATACGCCACGAATTTTATCAACCATGTCTAATGCACTTGGAATTTCTACAATGTTTTCTTTAAAAGATATATCAGAAGAATAAAAAGCAGTAACATCATTTGTTGCCCTAATTTCACCTGAAGTTCCTGAAGCCGCTGTTGCAATACCTAAACTATCCATTCTAACATCATTTAATGCTGTTAAATCTTTAGAACCATCAACTACTAGGCATTTTGAAGCTGAAACTGTTCCAGCAGTAATACCATCCAGCATTTCTAATTCTGCTTCAATAATTACGGCACTTCCTATTGTAAGTCCTCCAGCAGTTATTACACCAGTTGTTGTAATTGTAGATGACCCATTATTGATTGTACCAAAACCAGAAGTGATTGAACCACTATCCAAGGCACCAGTAGTAACAATATTACCACCACCAACACTTTCAGCCGCCATGTATGCGGAAACAGTTTGTACATTTGTCATTCGCATTGTACCACCATCATTAATTAATATACCATCACCATCTCCAACAGCGTCTGTGCCTCTTGCCGTACCACCATCTATTAAATTAATTTCAGCAGGTGTTGTTGAGATTGCAGTTGTTGAAGCGGCCGCAAATGGTTGTAAAGTACCAGTTGCATTAGCAATATTAACTGTTCTATCTGCCGTAGGGTCTATAACACCTACAGTTGTTTCAAAACTATCTGCTGTTGAACCTTCAAATACTAAACTAAAGTTTCCAGTAATTGTTGGTGCCGTAATTGTTGGCGCCGTCAATGTCTTATTAGTTAAAGTATCAGTAGTTGCTTTACCAACAAGTGTATCTGTAGCATTTGGTAAAGTAATTGTTCTGTCAGCAGTTGGATCTGTTACTGTTAAAGTTGTTTCAAAACTGTCTGCTGTTGCACCTTCAAATACAATGTTACCTGCTGAACTTGCAGTACCTGTAAATATAGGATTAGAAATAGTTGGCGCCGTCAATGTCTTATTAGTTAAAGTATCAGTTGTTGCTTTACCTACTAATGTATCCGTTGCATTTGGTAATGATAATGTTCTATCAGCAGTTGGATCAACAGTTGTAAGTGTTGTTTCAAAAGAATCCGCCGTAGCACCTTCAAAAACAAAAGAATTTTGAATACTAATAGTTGTTGAATCCACAGTAGTTGTTGATCCTGAAACTGTTAAGTTACCTGCTATAGTAACATTAGCACCACTAAATGTTAATGCTGTAGTTGTTCCTGATTTTATAATTAAGTCAGAACCAGTTGCAGTTAGTGAACCAAAAGTTGTACCATCATCTTTTAAAAATATATCTGCTCCGCCAGCATCTAATACAATGTCTGTAGCAGCGTCTAAAGTAATTGTTGAACCTGAATCAATTTCAGTAATAATAGGTGTTGTAATAGTAGGTGTTGTAAATAAATTTGCAACAGTCATTTCTCTTAATGCACTAGCACTAGTATCATTAATTAAAAAAGTATCACCAGTTGCTGGAGCGGCACCTAAATCAGTTGCACTTGTAATTGATGTTACAGAAAACGGTGTTACTTCACTTTCTATTTCATTTAATGCCCCAACAAGACTTGTTGCACTAATAGTAGATGATAGGGTTGCCAAATCACCAATATCAGTTGATGATAAAGTATTTACCGTTGTTCTAAAAACTTCTAAAGTATCTGTTGATGCTACACTTTTTGCTGTCATTTTATTTTACCAATTTCTGTAATAAGTCTTTTATTTCATGCATTTCTGCCTTAATTATATTTATATCCCTTAATGCACCTCTTAAATCATCATTACTTTTTTTTGCTTCTTTAATTCTTTTCATATAATTAGAATAAGCACTAGTGTCCTTATTAATAACCGCATGTGTTCTGTTATTTTTCATTAAGGTAGAATGTCCTGTTACTTTATAATCCATTATAATGCCAATGCTAAACATCTCATATCCGTGAT